TCAGAACCTAGTATTAAATTTGAAACCTCGGCGTTGACCAGCTCGATAAGGCTCGTATAAATCTTCTCGCTATTGGACATGGTAAACGCTTTGACATCGATATCGTCTTCAATCCGGTTACGATGACACGATTGGTGGCGGCTGAGGCGATATCGTTGGCTAGCCTATTTCGATCTCCAAGATTCTCACTCTCTGATTTACCATGGATAATAGGTTGTCCATATGTATGGCTAAAATTTATATAGTTAGCCAACGTGAATTTCTTGGCGAGAATCAATGGGGTAGTGGCAGAGAACAAGCCTAGATCACCAGAGTTTATAAGGATATAATTCTTTTTATATTTAGGAGCCTCCAGCTCCACAAATAAGATTGATAATCAGATTATTACATGATTTACACCCCGAAATACACCCTAAAATAAAAAGTGATAGTCTGATTATCATTCTTTATATCAAGCACTATCTACAAGTCTTAAATAATTTAACTATTATGATGTCTTGTGATATTCTATTATATTTTTT